TCTTACATTGATTCTATCAAATGCTGAAGGTCTGTTCATGTGAGTTTTATCGCCGTAAAGCAAAATACCTTGACCAGGTAGATTAGCAATGGGATTAACTCCAGCTTTATAAAGAGTATCTCTTTGGCTTTTCGTTGGAGTATATGCCAAGCTTGTTACACCCAGGTATCCACCTCTTCTAGAACCTGCGGGAGAAAACCATGGAGCTGAGTTAGCATCAGAAGCTGCCATGATACCTGCAGTTGAAGATGCGGCTGGAATCCAAGAATATACGTCATTATACTTATCGTATACTTTCAACCAGTTATTATCCATAAACTGATAAGATGTATATGCAAAATTGTTTGCCTCACCATTTGTTTTAGATACTGGATCGGATTGACCTATAACGCTATTATATGCAGGAGAATTAACTACAACACAATCTTTACGGGTCGAGCTTGCGGTAGTAATAAGACTATCTACAATAGTTTTGTTATCAGCGCTGTCAGTCGAGCCTGGCGCAACTAAAAAATCTACCTGAACTGTATCTTTATCACTAAAGAGGTCATATCCAGTTATGTAATTTGCCGCGGTTGGACTACTGTCTCCGTCTGAACCTTTCGAAAGAGTTGCAGAATCAGTTTGTCCGATATTAGAGCTATCCACCCAAACCCAATTTGATGCTCTGTTAATAACGGTAGCTATACTCTTCGATGATCCATCTGCACTAACAGCACTATCTGAAGTAGAAAGATATTCGTATTTTTCTAAAACAGTACCAGTAGTTCCAGTAATAGTTCCGTCAGCATCCATCACAAGAATATGTCTTTCGTTTCCTGCGGGTGCATCATCAAAATTCGATTTATAAGCAGCAGGCCAGGTGCCCCAAGCGCCCGAATCTGCATATGCTATTTTAATAGAATTTCCAAGACCTCCAGGATATCTAGCTACAAACTTACGATTAATATTAGTAGTGTCTATATTATCGTTGTCAAAGTTTTGTATGATACCAGACGCTGCTAATGAATCTTCTGACAGCAACTCATCGGCTGCAGTCAGCCAAGTTGCATTTTTTCTACCCGTTTCTCCTACTCTTACCACTTGTAAAGCATTTGAATACTTTAAAAAGTAAGATGCAGTTAAAAAGTCTCGGGATTTAGTTGTTGTGGGAGCAGTAAAAGTTGATACCAAACCAGCCTCATTTGACGTGAGAGTTGGATCATTTACTGGTCCCCAATTAAAGTCGCCTACAAATGCCGCAGTTGTAGATTGTACATTGGGCACTCCGCCCGTAAGATCTACTTCTTTGACAATAATTGCTGGTGACTCTGATGGTACGCCAATTGCCATTTGTGTTTCCTTTTCCAGTAATCTAATTATATGTTTTCATAATACGTGATTTCAATTACTAGTATTTATAATAAATTGATTTTACCACATTGTACCTACGTCTTCGTACCATGGCTTTACATTTTCTATTATGTTGTCATCTTCTACTACATCATCTAAGCCGTCGTCTATGAATCCAAATGGAAGAACATCAGCTTCTATTTCTTGCATTCTTTGCTTAAACATCATATCTTTTAGACTTACATCTGTTATTTCCTCAAATGAATTACCTACTGCAAAATAACCGAACATCACTAGATTCATCATTAAGTCATCGTGGTTACCCTCTGAGGCTTCATAGGATTGCCCTCTAGCTACAAACGTTGACATTTCTAATATAGTCTGCGTATCTTTTATTATAAGTTTGTCTTCTTCTAGTATATCTTTAATGCCAGAACACCCGATGCGCTTAGTTTTTCTTGTCATCTCCACGCCGATCCTGTCAGCCTTAACAAGAGAATCCATATGCAGATTTTCATATTCTAACTCTTGATAAAGACCATTCGTAACTAAAGTACCCTGATCGTTTGCTTCTACGATAACATATGCCTCGTTATACACGTTAGCAAATTTATAAATAACATTAGGGAAGAGTAATGGAGAGATAGTGTTATTGCGATAAACAGCAACCTGTTCAAACGGGCGAACGCTAATATCGATCAAATTAAAAGTTGAGTAGTCCTGTCCTCTTCCCTTCGACACATCTACCGTCATAATGTACTGATGGCCTTTTTCAGGTTCTTTGTATACTAAGCAATGGCCGTTTTCTACTATACGAATTGGCTCAGATGATCTTTGTCTTAATAAGCACTCTGGGTTAATAAGTGTATCACCTGTTCCGAAAAAGGTATTACCAAATTCTTGATCAAACTGCAACTGAGAAGTGTTTGATATAGTCTGCTTTTTCCAAGCTTCATCTCTTCCAGGTACATCCCACCAATCAACTCTGAAAGGTATATATTCATTTGTACCTTGGGTGGCACCTTCCCACAACTTATGATAGATGTTTCCTAGGCCATTAGCAGTAGATGTAATAATAACTTTAGTATTTTTACCTGATGATACAACAGGGTATGTAGATGTATAAAATTCAGATGCTCTTTCGACAAACGCGAACTCGTCGAGATAGAGTAAGTTTACTGACATACCACGAATAGAAGATCCTGATGTAGCAGCAGCAATAATCCTACTGTTATTTGAAAATTCTATAGATCTTTTATTTAAAGCTCTACATCCAGGTTGCAGGAAGAAGGGTAGATTCTCAAGCATAAGAGTAATACGAGACAACATCTCTCCAGCTGTAGCACCCTTATTAGCTAATATAGCTACTGTTTTTTCTGGGTGGAATACTGCAAACCATAAAAGATAAGCTACGCTTGAAATAGATTTTCCTGATTGGCGGCAAGCTAATACAATATTAAACCTATTAGAATTAAAAGTTTCAAACATTTTTTCTTGATAAGGATATAATTCAAAAGGAACTAAACCTCTATCTAGAGAAATTATTTTACAATAATGCGTAGCAAAATATCCAGGATCTTTTAAGCACCTAGAGTATTCTTTTATTTCTTCTTTGGCAAAATTGTGAGTGACACCGTCTCGCTTGACGTTCATATTGCCTAAATATGTGTCATTCATCCTTCTTATAGTCTGTAATGTCAACTACTTTATCATCCTCATTATCATCTAATAGCATTCGCTGCAAGTCACTGGTAGAACCAATAAACACATTGTTAGTTGTTTGGTTAGCTAATTCCTTAGCTTCATCTGTTTTATCGAAGTCTTTTTTCTTTTTATGAAGGTCCATAAGAGAACCGTTTATATCCGCTATGTTTTTCATCATATTAGACAAAACTTCAAAAGCCCGAGGATGCTCAGTCGCTCTCGCAACTTCCATCATCTCTTCCATAGACTCAGAACCTTTGGCTAGAAGATCATGGTAGATCTGTCTAGAATACTCAAAATCATTATTAACATTATCTGTCATTATCTTTTATCCGGAAATTCCATAGCACAACCACCACAGGTGCACGATTCACAGTCGCAATCATCTACGTTGCACGCATAGCTTTCTTCGTGACAGTCATGACCACAATTAGGACACTTAGCAATTTCTTCAGCCATCTTTTTCTCCTATGTTCACGGATATGTTATAACAGTATTAAATCCAAAATCACTATCTGCCAGACCTATAACTCCGCTAGGATCCGGTGTAGTAGTTAAAGTCTCCATCAGTAGATCGCTATCGCTCAAACCAGCGTTCTGATCGAATACATTTGTAATTGATGTTCGAATAACGCCTCTATTATTGATAGGTCCATAAAAATTGATGTACATTTGGAAGGAAAGAGTGTATGTTATAATCCTTCTCTGCTCTAGCGCACCTTCATAGTCATCTGCAAAGTCTACTCCAACTAAAGATATTGGCACGTCTTCTTTTATGTCAGTGTGTTCATCGAAAGGTTTTACAGTAAGAGTATACTGAGGATTAAAATACGGCAAAATCTGCTCAACTACTTGCAAAGCATCATCTTGCGTTTTTGCAAAAATACTTAATTGAAATCCGATGTTGTACGGAACTGCAGATGTAAAATTATCTCTTAGAGATCCGCCAGTAGATACAGTTTGAAAATTATTATTTTTTGGTAACTGTCTTCCTGCGTCGTAATCTATCGAAGTAATTTCAAAAGCCATTCTCGGCAATTTAATAGCTACATTTGTATCATCGATTAGTGTGGGGTTTTCCCTAATACGATCTAGATATTTACGACTAGGAGCATAAGATAGTGGAACCTTAACCTGGCTATAAGATCTTGTCGATCCTTGTCTAATAACGTATATGTTATTAAATAAAGTACCGAATATGGCCACACTTTTTCTTATTCTCTGGTGATAAAAATAACTAAACATTAATTAAGTGTACCTTTATAAATCTGTTGTAAATGAGTTTCAAACTGTTCTACTTTTTCATATCTATTAGGCCAAAGAATGTAATCTTTTTCTGGGTTCTTTTTAAGGTTATTCAAAAGAGGAATAACAGCGTTATATAAATCGTTCAGCCGTTCTTCAGTTGACGTTGCTTCACTCGCAACTTTTTGAACTGCTTCGAGCTCATCTTCATCTACTGCAGTAAATCCGAAATCAAAAATTTCTGTCATGATGGATCACCAAATGGATTAGATTCTGAGAAATCTAAGAAACCATCTCCAATTGTATCGAAGTCTGAGTTTTGTTCATTGTTAGATATATTATTTTCTTCTGTCACAGCTTCAATCAAAACACTACCATTTATACTGTTAATACTTCTTCCACTTACGAATGTATGCAAATTACCTGGATCATTTGATCCTACACCTACAAGTGAAAGTGATCGAGTAGATTCTTTCCAATACGATACTTCGCCATACATTACAGTTCCGTCTGCCAATGTCTGAGTTACTTCTTCTCCTACCTCAAAATTAACATCGGTATTTGCAGTTCTTACATTGTATGTATAAGAATATTCTCTTTCTATATCGTCAATTTCTTCAACACCAGTGTCCATAATTTCGCCTGAATATTCGAATAGTTCACACCTCAGTTTAAAAACCGGTAGATTGCTCAACTGATAAAACGGCGATTCGTGTTCTACAGCCATCACTTGAAACAATTTTTTAGTTAGTCCTAAATATATGAGGTCTCCTTCAAAGGGCCTTGAGCCCTCAACCTCATTATCATATCTAGCTACAAGCTGTTTCCATCTTCTTCGAGATACCACAAACGTGGCTTGATCTCTAATTTCTACACCAAATTTTGTAAAAAGATCACCTTCTCCGTCAAAGCCCTCAATGTTTTCAATGTACATTTCAATTCTATGAGATGAATTAAACTGAGAAGGTATATCGTCGCTAAGAATCCTATCTTCTTCAAGAATATCTCTGGGTATATAATACACGTCTTGACCGTACATCCTAAGAGATTCTATTACTAGATCCTCATAAAGATTTTGTTCCGATCTTACTTTTTGACTAAAATAAAAATTAGTTGCCATGAGTTATCCTACGAAAAAATCTGCAGGAAGCTCGTGTTCTAATCTAATTCTTTCTCTTAGTTTTTCTATTTCTTGCATAGCGTCTTCATATATCTGTCTACCGTTGATCTGTACTCCGCCAGGCAACTGCATCCCATCAAACTTCATTAAGTTAGTACCCCACTGCCTTTTAACCAGAGCTACAGCATATTCTTTTAGCCAAATATCATTCCATATACTTGAAAATGTATTTTCATCTATATAGGCATATGCCTCTAAAATTATATAATCTCCTTCAAGAAGATCTTTATCTTCAATTTCTCCACGTATATAGAGTCTATACTGTCTACGAACAAAATTTACTTGAGGCGTTCCAGTTAGTTGCATATCTAAAAGCGATAGGTACTGCTGCATCTGCTCATAATATCCAAGATCTCCGATATAAGAATGCAAATCAGCAATGTCATTCAGATGCATCTGGTATTTTATATCAAAGAAATTTCTTGATGAAGTAGTGCTTGACCCTGGACTAAACATTCGAACGACATGAAGAGTATCACTTGGTACAGTAACAAACTTGTTGGTAATATCTTCTGCTGTTAACTGATGTTTGATATAAGTTCTATGGACAGCATCAGAGTGGTACTCTCTCCAATACGCAAGAGCTTCATCTATGCGGTCATCTAGCTGCTGTTCTTCAACATTTATCTCGATTA